CCGCTCGACGCGCTGACGGCTCCGGCACCGGCTCCCGTGGCGCCCGCGCCGGTCACCGGCCAGGCATCCGCACCCGTGCCCGAGGTCAAGGCCGCACCCGACCCGCTCGAGCAACTGAACGAGGCGATGGACCGGCGCCGCGAATACTGGGCCAAGATGTACGAGCCGAAGATCAGGAAGGCTCTCCGGGCCGGCCTGGATGCCATCGCCGACCAGGTGGAAGGCGGCAACATAAACCCTAACTTCGGCTCTCAGGGTGCTCTCACGCCCGTCCTGACGAGCCTGTACGACAAGGTGGGGCGTGACAGCGCGAGCCTCGTGGACAAGGCCCTCGCGCATCGCAAGAAGTCTCTCGGCATCCGCGAGACGAAGGGCGTGTTTGCGAACGTCCGGTCGCTGTGGGACAGCTGGGTCAAGGCAACGGTTGCCTCGCAAGTCACGCTCATCGACGAAGAGACTCGGTTGCAGCTGGCCGCATTGATCACACGCGGCCTGGACGAAGGCTGGACGCACAAACAGATCGCCTACGAGATCCGACACACCTACGAGGTCGTCGAGTATCTCGACCGAGAGGGAGATCTGCGCGTTCTCGGTGTTCTTCGTGGCGATCGTGAGACGAACCTCCAGTATCGCCCGATGCTCATCGCCCGCACCGAGGTCGGGATGGCCTCTAGCAAGGGCGCTAACATGGAAGCCGTGTCGCTGAATCAGGACGTGCAGCCGCTGGGAATCGAGCTGCGGAAGAAGTGGGTGTCCCTCGTGGACAGCCGCAGCCGCCCGGAACACGCGGCGATGAACGGCACGACCATGCACCTCGATGACGCTTATAACGTGGACGGCGCGAGGATGATGCACCCTCACGACCCGGCTGGCGGAGCGTCGAACGTCTGTAACTGCCGGTGTATGGAGGTCTATGTCGAGGTCCCGATCGACCAGGCGCTAGTCTCGGCGCGTCAGGACCTGATGAACCGGATCAATCAGGCTGGAGGTTAGATATGGTCGAGATCGTTCAGCACGGTAACCGCCGGGCCGCGATGAACGCGGCGCAGATCAAGAGCGAGCGATACGGGCCGCTGGCGTCGGTGCTGCACCAGGACCGCGCGAGCGTCATCCTCAAGGGCGACGATGTCCTCGAGGTTCATACCTGGATCAACGAGCATGAGTGACCTGCACCCCGCGAGCCCGGACCCGAGCGAGGCGATCCGCCGGGCGATCATCCACCCGATCGTGTCGCACGTCCAGGGAGAGCGTCACGCGGTGGTTGCGGCTGAGATGCTCGAGCAGGACCTTCGCGACCGCTTCCCCGGGGTCAAGACCCGCCGGAGCATGTTCTGGGATGGAGATGGCGGTGGGGAAATCGAGGTCTTCTCGGACGCAGTCCACGCGGGGGTGGCACCCGTCACCATCTTCCGGTGGCCCGATCCCGCCGATAGTGAGGCCGACCCTCGATGACGTCATGCAGGACGAGCGCGGGAAGCGCTACGACTACCGGCCGTCTCTGGACAAGTGGGACCGGGAGGTCTGGCACGAAAGTCAACCCGCGGCCCGTGCGGGAGCGGAGGATGAGTGTCGAGAGAACCCCGGCAGCACATACGTCCTCGAGACCGAGGGCTATCTCGTCGCAAGAAGCGATTGGACGTGGACCTTCCATCGGGTCAAGGAGATGCACCCGTACAGCGCGGACCATTGAAGGAGGCGCCCGATGCCGATCGAGAAGTATCTGACGCCCCCGCAGGGGGTGAGGGAGGCGCTGCGCCGGGGCCTGGAGCTGCACGAGGCCGGGGCAAGCGGCGACGGTCTCCAGCCCGAGACGGTGGCGTGGGCTCGTCGGATGGCCTCGGGGGAACCAGCGAGCCGTGACAAGATCATCAAGATGAGAGCATGGCACGCTCGCCACGCGGTCGACAAGCGGCCCGGTTGGGATAACCCGCCGACCCCTGGATACGTGGCGTACCTGCTCTGGGGCGGAGAGCCCGGGCGGGTATGGAGTAACAAGGTGGCTGCAATGATCGACCGAGAGGAGGCCGGCAAGGCCATGAAGACCATCGACCGTAAGTCCGTCCGCATCTCGGATGGCGACCTGGCCGACGAGGCCGGCGTGTTCACCGGCTACGCGAGCATCTTCAACAACGTCGACCAGCACGGCGACGTGGTTATGCCGGGAGCGTTCCGCAAGAGCCTGAGCGAGCGCGGCAACGTCGTCCCCCTGCTCTGGCAGCACGACACGACTGAACCCGTCGGCGTGCTCGAGCTGGTCGAGGACAGCAAGGGACTCCGGGTCGTGCGCGGCGAGATCAACCTCGAGACCGCCCGCGGTCGTGAAGCTTACGCGCTGCTCAAGCAGGGCGCGATCAAGGGCCTGTCGATCGGTTACCAGGTCGTGCAGGACGGCTGGCAGGGCAAGGTCCGCCAGCTGAAGGAACTCAAGCTCCTGGAGGTTAGCCTCGTGACTTTTCCCGCGAACGAACTCGCCAGCGTGACCTCCATCAAGAACGATTACGGGTCTGAGCATCAAGCCCGGATGGCCCAGGTCCTCACGCTGATCGAGGTGGGTATGAACAATCTGGTCATGGCGAAGGCCATGATGGAAGCACTCCTGATGGAGGGGCCGGAGGAATCCACCCCGCCCGAAGGAGCCGCACCGGAGGAGCCCGGCATGCCCGAGGAGGGCGAGCCGGAGATGGACACCCTCGCCGCCCTGCTGCGTGCGGCACTGAAAGGATAACGAACATGTCCGAGATTCAGAATCTCTGGCACGAGTTCAAGGGAGTCAACGACCGAGCCCTGGCGGAAGCCAAGAAGCTCGGCGAGGCTGCCGCTGAGACCCGTGCTCACGTCGACCGCATCAACGAGCGCATCGACGCCCTCGAGACGAAGACCAACCGCCCCGCTCTCCTCGGCAACGCTTCGGCTGGCGTCGATGAGGCGAAGGCCGCCTACAACAAGTTCCTTCGCACCGGCGCTGTCGAGCAGAAGGCGCTCATCCTGGCCGACGATACCCTCGGTGGCTACCTGGCCCCCGAAGAGTTCGTCCGCGAGATCATCAAGGGCATCACGGTCGCAAGCCCGGTCCGTTCGGTCGCTCGCGTCCGTCAGACCGCCGCGAAGGCCATCCAGCTCCCGAAGCGCTCCGGCGTGTTCTCGGCAGCCTGGGTCGCCGAGCAGGGCACCCGCTCCGAGACCACCGGCCTGACCTTCGGGCTGGAGGAGATCCCCACGCACGAGATGTACGCCCTGGTGGACGTCTCGCGCCAGATGCTCGAGGATGCCGCTTTCAACGTGGAAGCCGAACTCAACGCCGAGTTCGCCGAGCGGTTCGCCGTTGCTGAGGGTTCCGCCTTCATCTCGGGCGATGCGATCGGCAAGCCCGAGGGTCTGCTCACGAACGCCTCGATCGGTGAGACGAACTCGGGCGTCTCGACGGCTGTCGGCGCGGACGGGCTCATCGAGCTGTTCTATGCGATCAAGGATGCCTATGCTCGGAACGCCGTGTGGATGATGCGTCGCGCGACCATCGCCTCGGTCCGTAAGCTCAAGGATGTCACCTCGGGTCAGTACCTGTGGCAGCCCGGCCTGTCGGGCAGCGAGCCCGGCCTGCTCCTCGGCCGCCCCGTGGTCGAAGCCCCGGACATGCCCGCCGAGGGCGCCGGTGCGTTCCCCGTCCTGTTCGGTGACTTCGGCGCCGGCTACACGATCGTCGACCGCGTCGCGATCGAAGTTCAGCGCGACCCGTTCACCCAGGCCGCTTCCGGGAACATCCGGTTCATCGCCCGCAAGCGGGTCGGTGGCCAGGTGGTTCTGCCCGAAGCGATCCGCAAGCTCAAGTGCTCGACCTAAGGAGGTGGCAAGATGAAGGACCTCAAGAACAACATCGAACCCGCTCTCTCGCTGAACCCTGCCGCTCGCACGTCGTCCACGAACGGCGCCGCGGTGGATCTCCAGGGCTACGAGAGCGCACTCGTGATCGTCCACTGCGGCGCGATCACGGACGGGACGCACACCCCGTCGGTCGAGCACTCGGACGCTTCCGGGTCCGGCTATGTGGCGGTGCCTGCTGCTGACCTCATTGGCAGCCTCGCGGCCTGCTCGCAGAACGCGATCCAGTCCGTGAGCTACATCGGTGCGAAGCGCTATATCCGCGTTGTGATGACGGTTGCCGGTGCTACCACCGGTGCCGTGACCGAGGCGATGGTCGCGCGTGGACACGAGCGTCACAAGGGTGGCGTCGCGGTCTAACGTCAAGGGAGGGGGGCCTCGCGAGGGGCTCCCCTATCCCCACCCCCGGGAGGGATCATGGGCCTGCAACTCTACACCGCGCCGGCGACCGAGCCGGTCACTCTGACCGAGGCGAAGGCGTTCCTGCGCATCGACTCGACGGAGTTCGCCGCGGATGTGACCGAGGTCCAGACCATCGCTCCCGCTCTCCAGTCTATCGTCGCTGCCTACGGGCTCGTGGGGTCGACCGTGTCGGTCCTCGGGTTCTCGGGCAGGGTCCTCGTGCAGCTCAACGCTGGAACCTTCACAGGCGGCGCGGCCGTCGATGTGCGCATCCAGCAGTCGTCCGACACCGTAACCTGGACCACCGTCGCCGACTTCGGCCAGGTCACGGCATCGAACGATGACCAGATTCACGAGATTGAATACACTGGCGCCGCCCAGTACCTGCGGGCTGTCGCAACGGTCGCCACGGCTGCGGCCCCGTTCAGCGTCACGGTCGTCAAGGACGCGGCCTCGAGCCCAGACGACACGCTCATCACGAGCCTCATCGCGCAGGCTCGGGGGCTCGTCGAGGATTACACCCGTCGCAGCCTCATTACTCAGACGTGGGACCTGTGGTTGGACCGCCCCGTCGAAGATCCTGTCGATTACCGCTACCCGCTCCCCGAGGCCCCGTTCTACCTGAGCGGTCGTGCGCGTCGCCTGCCGTGGGTGGAGCTTCCGCGAGGGCCCGTGCAGTCGGTGACCTCGGTGAGCTACTTCGGCGATGACAACGTGGCGCAGACCTTCGCCGCGAGCAACTATTATCTCGACAGCAGCGGGCTCGTGCCGCGCCTGGTCCTCGTGCGGGGGCAGACCTGGCCCGACGGCCTGCGGGACGTGGCCGGGCTGCGCATCCGATACGTCACCGGGTTCGGCACGGCCGCGAGCGTACCAGCACAGCTCAAGCTCGCCGTGCTCCAGGCTATCGCGTGGTTCTACGAGAACCGCGGCGGCCAGGAGCTGCCGAGCGGCATTCGCGTCCTGCTCGACCCGTTCCGCGCCGTCCGGGTGTTCTGATGGCCGTCGTCTCGAACGAGATCCGCACGCTCAAGATCGACCTGTCCCGGCTCGCGGGTAGGCTCGGGAATCACTCGGTCGCGTTCAAGCGCTTCGAGAACCACATGCGCACCGAGCTGGTGGATCATTTCCAGGCGCTGAGGAACGGGGGTACGAACCGTGGAGTCTACTGGGCCTATTACAAGACCCCGGTCTACGTCCGAAAGACTGACGGCGTGGCTGTCCCGCCGTGGGGGGGCGTGCCTCGCCTGGCTG